ACTATCTGCTGCTACTGTTATTTCTTCTCCGCCTTCTGCTGTTTGAACTCCTGCGCTAAAATCTGAAATATCTGCTTCTTCAATTTTTACTTTAGTTGCTGCTTGTGTTCCTAATTTGCCAGTCGCTATATCAACTAAAGCAGTATCAAAAGAATACATTTCACTCAATTTTGTATCGATTGCCGAACCAACTAAATTGGGGGATCTACAAGTCCAAACTGCTGTATTATCTGTTACTGTAGTTCCTGCAGTCGTTGGCCAAGTTGGTTCAGCTGTGCCAGAAGTTCCAGCGGTAGTACATTCATAAATATAACCATTTACTGTACTAGGAACAACAAAATCACCCAAAGAATAAGCTTTTGAGGCTGCCCAAGTACTTGTTATTCGGGTTTGAAGCGGGATAGCTGCTACTTTTTTAATATTATCTTTTAAAGTTTTTGGCATGATTTTTTACTTTTAATGAATTAATTAATCGACCTTTTATGTGGCAATTCTCCCAATGATTGGAATTTTTGCCGCTAATCTTCTTAATAATCTTGGTGTTGGTCTTGCTGCCGGCGGTGCTACTGGTGGTGTCATCGGAGGCATTCCCGGTGGAGCTTCCATTGGTGGAGCAATTGGCGATGCAGGAACTTCTGCGGAAGGTGGTGCGGAAACTTCAGGTGGTTTTGGCGCTTCTTCTTTTTCTTCTCCGATTATTAAATCCTCATAAGCTTCCATGCCGAATTCCTCTAATATCTTTTTCTGCAAAGTTCTTTTTCTAATCTTCCATGTTTTGATTGCTTCTTCATCTCCTGGATCTGGCTTATCTTCTGCTACGAATATCTTGTAAAGCTCCATTGCTTCAATTTTTCTTTGCTCTGGCGTTTTTTCAACTTTTGGCTCAATTTCCACTCTGGCATCTACCTTTATTTTTTTGTCCTCCTTTTTAAACTCTTTGAAATCTATTTCTTCTCCGATTAATCGATAAGCCTTATCTTTTGTTAAAAATTCATCATTCAATTGAATTAGATTATTTACTAATTGAGTCATTGCGATTTCAAATTGGCGAAGCAATAAGCTAAATCTAATGTTGGTTTGCATCAACAATAATTCTACTTTTCCTAATGGCTCTTGAGCTGATTTTGGCAACCCCATTGCATATTCCGAAATTGCTAATGATGTCTGGATTTCCCGTCTTAATACTTCATCTTTTTCCAGCCATTGCTTACTGATTTCTGGTGGTCTTTCGGTTATTACATCATCTGCTCTTTTTAAATCCCAAATTGCTCCTGGCTCATAAATAATATCATCAGCATTTAAATGAGCATCTTTTCTTGTTTTCCGAATTGGATCAAGGGTGAAAACTATATCGTCCATCGCCTGATTTCGGGAATCAGCAATTTCATGAATTGTGGTTTCCACTGGCTCAATATGTCCTATTGCCCATAATTCCCAAAGCAAGGCATGGTCAGGTAAATCAATAAATACTCGCCCACTATTAATATTTAAATAAGGATTATCGTCTTCTCTAATCAATATTTCTTTATTGGCAATTACTATTAACTTATCTTCTTCATGATCCCAAATTTGCCATAATTCTACTTTCTTATCTACCATTTTTCCTGTCAGCGATGTTCCTGCTTCTGGCTGGCCTTCTTTTGTCGTTCCACCAATATCAATCTGTCCCATCTTTTTTGTATTAATTTCGTATCTTCCTTTGCGAGGATCATCAGGAATTTCTTTATTTTCTATGCATTCTAAATTTTTATAGAGCTTGGCATTTCCTCGAGCCTCTTCCTCTTTTTCTAATTCCTCTTTTGTTTTGTATAATAATTGGATTTCCCATTTGCTATCCTGGAAGCTTGTTGCTTCAGGATCTGGATAGAATAACCACAAATCCTGAATTTCTAAAGAAGGATCACCATCTTCTTCTTCGCCGGGATTCCAAGTTAATTGAGCAATTCCATTTCCATAAAGCAAAGCTGAATTAATCCAATCTATTTTTCGGTCATCAAAATTAATTGCATCAAAGTTATATTTAATTAAATCATCCCATGATTCTATTGCTGGCGAATCAATATCTTCTTTTCCTCGGGGCAAGATTCTGACATTCATTTTCGCTGATGCTAATCTCGGCTTTACTGTTTCTACAATTTCAAAAGCAATTGGTGGCATCAGTTTTGTTTTATATGCATAAGAAGTCTTGTCTTTATAAGCTCGATAAAGCTTATACATCCTTAACCATTTTTGCTGGTATGGCTGGCGCCAATTTTTTGCTTTATTAAATCTTTTTTTCCACTTTTCTATTAATTCTGTTTCTTCTTCTGTTGGTGTATATCTTTCTGCCATAAAAATAAAAACGAGGTAAACTTTTTCCAACCTAAAAACAGATTAGAAAGAATTTACCTCGTAAGGTTGAGTTCTTGGCCGTAGCCTCTACTCGTTATTTTATTTTAACTCTTTCCAAGAACCCTTGTCAAGAGTTACGACGACATCTTCAGGTAAATTTAAAATCTTCTTACATTTTGGACATTTAATTTGAGTATTAAAAAGAATTCCTGTATCACTTTTAAAAAGCGGGCTTCCACAAAATTTACATTGAATTAAATATTTTTTCTTATAGTTCAAATTTTGATTCATATCGCAATTTTTTGTCAAAGGCTATCTTCCAATAAATGAGAGCGTGAAGAAAATGATCCTTTCCTGTTGTGCTTACCCATTCTCTTTTCTCTGTTCCAATTTTATCGGTCACTGTCCTTGAATACATTGTTTGGATATGTTCGATTAATTCTGCTATTCGAGCATCGCCTGATTGAAAACTAAACTTATATTTTCCCTTTCCTAATTCATCAATTAATTTATCTATAATTCGATTCCTATGCGTTAATACTTTTATTTCTTCTTTCCAGTCTTTAGATTTAGCAGTGAATTTTCCTTCATCAGCAAATCTCACTATTTCTGGTTGTTCTGGCTTTGCTTTATACCAGTTTAAATAAACCTTATCTGGATATTTTTTTGCAAAATCATAGGCTTCATCTGTATTCCATTCGGCATCTATTACACAAAATCTCACTTCATAAACTTCCATAAAATCTCCTAATCTTTGCCATTTTGTTTTACCTGGTTGATCTTCTACTCTAGTGATTCCAAATATACTTTTTGTGTCGCCAATAATTACATGCAAATCTGTTCCGCCAACATCTACTCCCATTGCACAATTTCTTTGATCTCCTTTTTCGCTTGTTAAGTTTTTAAGAATTAAGCTAGCGGGAATTTTTGCCTCGGGATTCATGTAGGCTATTCCTAAAATATAATTGTAGAAATATTCCTCATCTTCAGCATCCTCTAATTCTTTAATGAGGTCTTTTGCCGTTCTCCATGTCGCAATCATTTGGGGAATCCAATAGCCCGATATTTCTCTGTCTGGATATCTTGCCTCCCATTCTCCATTTCTAATTGTTTCTGATTTCAATTCTCGACGACATTTTTGACAGATATAAATTTCCCTTTCTAAGTCTACATTCTTTTCCCATTCCATATGCTGTTGATATCCGCATTTCGGACAATTAAATCTCCAATGTTTTTGGTCTGATTCCTGCCATAATTTATCGATGCCGAAATTTGGAATTGTTGGCGTACTAATATAAATCTTTTCTGCAATTTTTGAGGCACTTAATCTGGAGCTATAATCTCGAATCACTTCCGCATTGCTTTTATCTACTTCATCATAAATATTACGATCACTGGTCAACATGATTGCTTCCCTTTCCATCCAAGTTCCTCGATAGAAGATAAATGCATTTCCGATCTGCTTTTGAGTTACCGCATCAATTTCACCGCTGATATCTTGAAAGATGCAAGGATTCATTTTAATAATTGGGTTCACTTTGCTTGGCACAAACTTCTGAACATCCTGAACTGTCGGTAAAGTATGAATCTGGTTTATCCCCCAATACTTTGCACTATGTATTGTTTTTAAAATTGCCCATAAAGAAACGCCGACTTGTGATCCTTTTTTTATTACTATCTCCTTACTCCGATCTGCATAAATATCCCAAAGAAATCGATGCCTTATAAATTCCACTGGCTCGCCTTTTTCATTTTTTATTTTTTCGTTTTCTATCCATGCCAGCAAGCTGTCGGCGATTAGTTCCTCTTCCAAATTTTTGAATGGCAAGTTCTTTTTCATATTCAAGTGCTTTTTTCCTTAAAATAGGATCGGTTCTTATTTTTTGTTCGATTTCAGCTTTTAAGCTTCCACTTAATTCCCGTTTCTCATATGGTCGCCACTTTTTCCTCTTGCACTGTAAATAGAATTTAATGGCCCAACCCTCGCCTCTAAAAATTGCCTCCCGAAGCTTATCTTCGGTGAAGGGTGTGCCAATCTGATCCATTATTAGCTCTGCCCTTTTTCTAAATTCTTTATCATCCCGGCGTTTCCGATAATAGCTTACTGGAGCTATGTCTAACTTTTCGCAGGTTTTTTTAATTATACCCAGCTCTTCTTCAAGGATTTTTAAGAATTGATCCCATTGTTGATTTGTAATTTTTTTTCCTGGTATCATGTTACTATTAAGGTTTATTACAGGTGTTACATATCGGCAAATTTTAAGTTTTTAATTGGAATAGTTTCCGCCATAAT